ACGCCCCTTAATAGGAGCATATATATTTTCGCTTATTGTACTGGAGTTTAACTCAAAAATTATAGCTATATCATGTATATGAATTGAATCCTCTCTATAGCCAAAAGGAAGAACAGCAAGTGTACTCTCAAATATCAAAGCACCATTTAAATACGTTTCGTATTCTTCAGCCGATACGCCAGATAACTCAAAAAGAGTATACCCGTTATAATCAGGACGAGAATCAACCTGTTTGTAAAAATGAATATTATTAGTACTTGGTTTATTAGTTTCATAATAAAAATCTGGTAAATCATCAATATCTGCAACGTCACCGGTAAGTTTAGAAAAGCATGCGTCAGTAGTTTTTGTAAATAAAAATCTTTTAAATTGGAAGCTGACGTTATAAGCATTTGCTGGGCTATTTGCGTGAGCATGAATACCTAAATATATTTTGTTTATGCTTACATTTTTAGGTATAGCAGGCAGTCCGAATTTTAATACCTTCCAAAAAGTTTCTTGTACGATGATTACACTAAATTGGGAATGATAATCAGCATAGGTGGTTGGGTCTTTATCGTATGCCTTTGCCGCATCAGTTAATGTGTTAGAATCAACATGAACACGAGAAGAAAAATTAGAAGCGTTATTAGCGTATAAACCATCCTCGACTTTTTGTTTCCCGCCTATGGGATAAGAGTCAAGCGTTGATGCTGTTTCTTTTTCTAAACTTGTTGCAGATAGTATTATAAAACTTTTAACACTGTCAATGCTTTGTATTCCAGTTTCTTCGCTATATTGTTGACCGTCTATTATTAAATTATTATTGTCTGTTGAATCAACAGAAAAGCTATAATCTGATATTCTGTTAAATTTGTCATCTTCGTATATATGTAATTGAGGGGTATTTATTTCAGTTCCATAATTATTAGTAAATGATTTGCAAGGCCAACTATCACACGTATATTCTCTGTCGATTGCTATTAACTGTACCCACGATCTTGTATTATCATTAGTACTTGATAACGTAGTATAAAAAACGCTATCTATTTGACAAGCTATAGTATTATTAATTCCAGATGTAACTATATAACTTACTTTTCTAATCTGGCCCTCACCTGTTCCATCTTTAACAAACATATAACAATTATCTGGCCTTAATGTTTCATTCCTTAATGTATTTCCATTGCTGAATATTAATATATCAATAGTAGATGTCAAGTTATTAACTGGAAAAATTTTTATTTCTGGATTTGTTCCAGTAAAATATTCATTAGTATATACCGTTTCATCATAGCTATCTATTTTTCTTACAAACTTAGCGATATTTTCAATAACGCTGCTTGATGTAGGGGTTAATTGTCCAAAACATACAGGTGTTGTTACATCGTTTTCATTAGTAATTGATAGGTTTGTTTCCCTTTTGTATAACGAGTTTTTAAAAGATATAACCAATTCAGTATCGCCCCATAAAATATTTTCAACAATTCCAGTAAAAATAATAGTTCTGATTGTCGCGTCACTATCGCCAATTGTACCTATAAATTCTGTAACTGTTGCAGACAAACCAATTAAATTAATTTGCAAATCTTTAAGTGATTGCATAATACTTTCAGCATTAGCGACACCTACATTTAAACCAGAATATTCTGCGATATTTCCACCACGCTCTAAATTGCTGCTTTCGGTAATATCTCCAATTCCATTTTTTAATAGTATTCCTGTTTTCCAGGTTTCAGATACTCCAGTTAATGTTGCTTCACTCCATCGCAAATACGATAGCGAAGATATGGTATAAAGACCTATGCTTGTATCTTCTATGTATTCTTGACCAAGTTTTATTTCAACAGCCTGTATAATTAAATTTGCCATAATTTACCATTAATGCAAAGTATCGTTTGATTTCATCCATAATTTAATCTGCATTTTAAACAAATTATAATTATCGTGAACTATTTTTAATTCAGGTGATAATAGTTTAGTTGTATATGTTCCCATATAATCATTAGGCAATCCAAATAGCCACGTATTAGAAGGAGTTACAACCGTAATATCTCCACCTCTGGCACTTAATAAATATGTTATCAATGCAGCACAATTACCAGGTCTTACTTCAAGGTCAAGCGCAGTCTCGTTATAGTCTCCAGTAGTCCCGCAGTCAACGCTTGAAACAACCCCACCGAGTGATACCTCACGGATTATTGATTGCTCTTGCAATGCCTGCGGGAATGTTTGTACTGGCCGCAATGTAGTCACAGTTCCGATCTGTAGTGTTCCCTCTGATTCTGCTTCCGCTGGTTTATACGCGCTCGATGGCCCGCTGACGTAAGCAATTTTTAACGCATTCAGATGATGTAAATATGGGTTTAATTGCGCTCCTTTACGATCAAACTGAACCAATGAGCATATAAAATTTGTACTATCTCCCTTATCAGCTCCAAACGGAAAAAAACCGCTTGCCGTACCTAATTCAAGTTGAAAATTATTACCCCGTCCTATTGTCTCATCATTGAAAAAAGTATTTAGCGCAAGCTGATCGGTAGCATCTAATATCCATGTCGGTATCTCACAGATACGTGAATCGTATGTACTGGTATCATCACCTATTTTCCATCCTGATTGAGTACGTGAATAGTGTAAACCCATGCGGATTACAGTAGAATACATGAAATAAGGCTGCTTAATCGTGATTGAATAAGCAGGCAATGGGGATATAGTCCTTAGCGTAACACTCATAATTGCCGTGCCATTTTCGCTTGAATATCACGCACCAGTTGATCACCCTGGCCGCTACGTAACTGAGCCCGTATCGTTTCGGTAATATTACCACTACTATCCATAATTGTTACATTAAGAGCCGCGTTTGTTGTCATATTGCGAGTCTGAGTATTATTATATACATGCGATCCACGCGGTAAATTGACATATTCCCCACCCTGTTCATTGATTAACGACATACCACCAGGAGCGAATGCCGTTCCAGTTTCAAATTTTTGATTTGATATTTTTGCTACGTTTGCAAGGCCAAGAGCAACAGCAAACCCAGCGGCAATACCACCCCACGGCATAGGTGCGCTTTTAAGGTTTGTATTAGCTGATGCCCAGGTATCCATTATAGCCTGAGATATTGCAAATGCCTTATATGCTCCTATATATTTTTTTTGGCCTTCAAATAATTGAGCAGCCATTCCAAGACTATTTCTTACTGCATCTATAGATTTTTCTTTATCAGATTTTTTAATTAATAAATTATCATTAATTTTTTTCTGTCTTGCTGCTGCCTCAGGATTTTGTATTTTTATTATTCCATTTATTTTTTCAACCTGTAATTGTTTTTCAATTTCAATTGATTGAATAGTTGCATCATATTCTTCCTGCTTCGATTGTTTCTCAATTTCAATAGAATCAATTGCAGCCTGATATTCTTCCTCTTTTATTTTTTTATATTTTTCTAAGTTATCGCGTCTTATTTGATTTTTTAAATCTTGTTCAGCTTTTAATATTGATACCTTTTTATCAGATGCGTTTTTTGCAATTTCTGCTTCTGATTCTGCTGTTTTTTTATCTACTCCCAATACTTTTTCCATTCCATTAGTCCACAAATCAACTATACGTGCAGCACCATCAGCCCACCATTTAAGTACATTGCTTCCTCCAACCTTTTCCTCAAAATTTTTCCAAGATAAAGTCATCTCATCAAACCCATCCTTTGATGTTGTTAGGGCTTCTGCTTGACCTTTAAATTTTGAAGTTAATCCATCAATAACAGATTGCGTTCTTTCTGCGCTCCCTCTTGCGCCATCTACCGCTATTTTAAACTTACCCAATTCATCTGAATCATCATTTATAGCTTTTGCTACAATGTTAGCCGCACTTGCCATGTCCATTCCAGTTGCAGCAGCAAGATCAAGAATAGCTGGAGTTAATTGCTTTACAGCTTCATCATTTTTAACATAATTAGCTATTTTAACCTGTACAGCAGTAATTTCTTCGTTGTCAACTTTTAATTTTTGTCCTAATGCTTCCGCTTGTTGATTTAATGCAGTTGATGTATATCCTAACGCAGTTCTGAGTTGCGCTTGAACTCTAACAGATTCCTGGTATTCTAATCTTGATTCTTTTAAAAATTGCGTTACTTTTTGTATTCCCTGCATTCCAATATAAGCAACAACAGCGCCTTTAATAGCATTAACAAAATTGCCCTTTATCTCATCACCCAAACCCTTAAATGAATCTTTTGTCTGATTCAGTGAGGAATCGACCTTCTTTGAAGCATCAGCAATAGGCTGTGACATATTATCTACAACATTTAATTTTACATTAATGTCATGTTCAGCCATAATATCAACCTATTTCTTAGCCATTTTGTTTGCGTTATCAATTTCTATTTGTTCACGCTTGTTAGCCATGAATCCACAAATAGAAAAAGCCTCCAATAGTTTTGAAGGCTGTTCGTATCTTCCTTGTCCATCTGGATAGCACATATTGTTTGTCGCCTTAAAATGCCAGAAGTAAGGAATAAATCTGTTTATATTTATATCATTACAAAAACTAACAGGACACAGATTAATATTAAACCAACCCCAGCTTATTTTCTTACGCTTGCCTTTCGACAATGGCCTGCAACATATTTCACATCCATCAACCCCACCACAAGTACAGTCAATTTGTAGGTTGTTTTTTACATTCCTATTGCATCCACGATCTTTTTTCTGTTTTTTATCACAATTTCCGCAATTATATGCCAATGAAAACGGTTTATATTGCATCAAAACTGCGACAATTAACTTTTTTTTTCCTCTGTGGTTAGTCTGTTCGCCAGGTTCCAATACTTAATTATTTCAGCCTGCTCATCACTGTTATAATCAGCTTTAGGACTAATTAGGATTTTATCAATGAAAGCATCAACAACAGTCAAACGTGCTTTGTAATCAATGTTTTCATCGTAAATTCCAAACATTTCCTTTTCCAGTGATCCTGTCTTTGGCTTAAATTTCCATACAACTTTATCACTGTCAACGTATTCAATACTTTCCTTTGAGGATACGGGTATCATGCGTATTCCCCTTTCTTGCTGTTAAGGTTATGCATCATTGATAGCAACTGTAAAATCGTTATCAACGAATGATCCTGTGATTTCCCATACCATTAGACCATTATCAACGCTTTGCTTGCATTCGCGTATCTCGCTTTTATTCGATCCGCTTGTAATACTGATATAACTATCAGCAGCACTACCGAACTTGATAGTAGTAGTCGCAAGCGTGCCAGCAGCCATTCCGGTTGTTGGATTAATAGAGCTTGCATCTTCCATGTATGCGGTTACTGACCACGATGCCTTTTTATTAACAATCATACTCTGCAAATTACCGCTCTCATCTCCCATATTCTTGATCATCTGCAAATCATTACCACCTTTAACAGAAAATTTTAGAATGTGCAAAGCAAGACCGTTGATAGTCTGAGTCGCATTTTTGAGAACAGCAGGCGGAACAGTACTAATTGCTGCAATAGTATCTGTCAAATAAGTTCCGGCAGCAGGTGCGCCATCTGGAACACCTTTGCCAGTAAATGTTATAGTGCAAGGTTTCCCAACCTCACCGCTAATTTCATAGTCGAACATAACACTATGAGCCTTGGTGATAATAGTATCACCGGCAGTTTTATCGCCAGTATAACCCCATAGAGTCATATCTTTCCAGTTAGTCGCAATAACGCTTGTAGGTGCCCATGAATGCTTTTTTGTCGCAAGTGCATACACCATACCGCAACAATTAAGGAACCCGCCGACATTGGGGACAGTGGCCGATCCGGTTGGAATAATAGGGAGCGTTACCTTTACATCAACCAAACTCATCCCGGCAACAGCCTGAGGATTTCCAAATATCCCTTGCGCGAGCGCTTGCTCTGCGAACTCTTTTTTATAGTCAAGTGAAAAGTTATCGTCAACAGTTATGAAATCTGCTGCCGCTGGCGTTGCTTTAGATCCAAGTGCAGATTGCACTTTGGCAGTAAGCAAATTAAGCTTTTGAAAAGTAGGTACCATAGGCCCATCCTGGTTATTAGGTGTAATAACACTATCATAAATTCTTATTTCATCAAGCAACCCCTGAAAGTCGCTATAATATGCTTGTGCAAAAATTAACGATAGATCCGTGTTTGATATTAAATACGTTCCCGCTAAGATAGTCGCACTCGTTACATTCACACTATCGGCGTAAATATTCCATTTGCCATTTGCATACGTAAATAAAAGGTCATGCCAATTTGTATCGGTTATAGTATATCCGGTATTCACCGTTGTTAAATTATTATAATAGAAAAAAAGATTGTTTGATGTATTTATTCCTACACCAAAATTTTTATTCTGTGCGTACAATCCTTTTACTACGAACGTCGCTGGATTGGCGATAATCGTATCGGCAAGCTTTAACCATAAACGTATCGAGAACGAACCCGTAGCCGCAAAATTGAAAAGCGCATTATTTACAGTTGATAATCCGTAGTTATCACCTAACCCGAAAGAAAAAGAAAATGCCTTACCTACTTTACCCGTTGCGTACGCGGGGGTAGTGTTCCAAACAGCGTTAACCCCGGCTTGGGATTCGTTCGGGTTATCTTCGGCTTTCCACCAGAGTATAGGAAATGACATATTTTGTTTTCTCAACTATTATGATAAAACAAATTCCATTTAGTCACTAAACTTGTCGGATGATACGTATTGCCACGCTTATCTGATATTTTCTCGCTGCTCTTAAACGACAATACAGCCTCTTTACTCAATGGCAAATATCCAGTATTGTTAGCGCCGAATACTTTTATTAAATCAGCCAATGCCATATCAAGCGCACTGTCAGCTGTGATCTCTGGTTGTACTGTCAGGGTTGGAGTGATACGATAATCAACACTTATTATTACTTCAGCCTCTTGAAATCCATACAGCCCGTTAATCCCCTCAACCGCTGTTTCTGTATTATACCTTATCAACGCGCACGGATACGCACTCACACGCGCACGATCAGCCTGGTTGATTGTTCCCCATGTATAGTTATACCCGCCAACAGTGGTCATACCACTGATAATAGTTGCAATCTCTCCAGATATAGTTGTTGCTCTTGCTGTCATGATCTGTATAAAATTCCTGTTTGCACCATTTGATAAGGAGAGAGTGATTGCGCTGTATTCATAAACATTTCTTTTGTGATCTGACTTTTAAGCAATTCGCAACGCTCTTTATACCATATCAATTTTTTGAAATAGCTTTCATTTTCAGGCACCTCAACATTATTTTCAGCAGTACAATCTTGACATACAAGGAAACAAAAATATGCAATCGCATATTCTTTTATCCTGTAACTTAATGGAGTTTCATATATACTCGTAGAAACAACGCCACGCTCAAGCGCAAGCGCCTCAAGTTCAAGGTCAGTGTTCTCCATCCAAATATCATGCCGTCCATCTTCCGCTCCAGATTGAACAAAATCACGGACAACACTATCTGTTATATCTGTAAACGCTATGTATTTTGCAGTATATGCCATTTAGAACCCCGCTAATTTAATGACACGATCAACAGCAGTATTCATTTTAATGATAAAATCAGGCTCTTTTACTTGTGCAGCTTCGTATAAAAATTGATCAGGTTTAATACCTGGATGATTGACTTTTTTGGCGAACACTTTATTTCCACTTTGTGGTCTTATAGTATGCGCTCTTGTTCCATCATGCACATATTTTCCGTATTGTGCAGTACTTTCATTCAAAAATATTTCTGCGGATAATCCTTTATTCCTAATCGTATACCAAATTGATTTTGCAAGATTACCGGACTTCGTTTTAAATCTATGAACGGTACGTGCTTGATTCTGTATTGACTTGCTAACTCCAGCTATTTCCTGAGTCATTTCTTTTTTTGCAATATCAGGTATAGCATTAAACGCTTTGAGAAAACTATCCAAGTCAATGGTAACTTTTAATTCCATTATTTTTTAGGCCTGCCACGACCGCGCTTGTGTTTTTTCATTGCTGCCTCAAGCTTATCAACATTTGAACCGATTTCTTTTTCAGGTTCAGGATTAACAGCAACTATTTTACCGTATTCTGTATTATCAACATACGGCTCTTGCTCAGTTAAAACAACAGGAACCGGCATTTCTACCGGTTCCTGTACAACATCTTCACATACAATCCACCCATAGGACAGATACTCCGCAACTTTATCAGAAGGAATAGTTTTTACCCTATCCCTACCGCCATTAATATTGTTCCATCGTACCTGTACCATGATAACCCCTTATCCAAGAATGGTTGCAATGTGTTCACTCTGTACGGACTTGAAACCACCGCAGAGGTGTATTCGATAGGTGATGATGCCATCGCCTATGCAACGGACAAACAGATACGTAAGACCGAACTGATCCGTAACAAGCTGAGTCTGAAGAATGGCGCTCGCTGGGATCAGCGGGGGCCGCACAACACCAACAACAGCAGAACGCTCAAAGCAGAATGCGCCTGTGTACGATCCACCGATTGTCAATTCATCAGCATCAGCACCAACTACCACAAGACCCGGCCTATTGATTACAAGATTTCCACTTGTTGCAGCAAGACCTGTATTAACAACGTATTTATTCGCGTCAGTGGCTCCACCGGCTTTAGTAATAACATCACCAGCTACAAAACCGGTACCATTAATTGTTCCGCTCTCAGTAATGAGCGTCGTCGTTCCAACAGGATGCGAAGCAGATGTGAGATCGTAGCCAGTACCTGCTCCGGCGGTATGTGAAGAAATCCCACCGGATACGCTGATGTTGAAACCATGCTGAGGAAGATACCGGCCAGTACGCCGTTCCGTATCTGAACCAGCAATCATAGCCTGATTGTAAATTCCAAGATTCGACAGATTCATCGCCGCATCGGAGTTCATAACGCATTGCAGATCAGAAAGCGATGCGCCATTGTCCACCAGGATTT